AGAAAAAGTGAAAACAAAGGGCAGAGGAAGCTTGGGTAAGAGGCTTACATTATATGTACTAGCAAAGCCATTTAAACCATATTTAGATTTATGGATGAACTATAGAAAAGAACATGGAATTGAATCAGAATGGTTATTCCCTAAGAAAGTAAATGGAGAATACATAGATGAGCCAATGGAATCTGGGACTCTTGATAGTTGGGCAGATACATTTAGTAAAGTTTTAGGAGAAAGCTTCTATTTTCACTGCTTAAGACATTGGTTTGTGACTCGTTTATCTGAATCCAATATTCCAGATAATGTAATTCAAGATATTATCGGATGGGACTCGGCTGAAATGTGTAGAGTATATTGTGATACAGAAGCTGATGCAAAATTTGCAAAATATTTTGGCGAAGAAGGTATTAAACAAGTAGAACAAAAATCACTTTCAGATTTATAATCCTTTCGAAACTACTCAGATGTATGTAATTCGTGAAGACACTGAGGATGCCGATGAAGCTTTTGTCTAGCACTTCGTCTAATTCAGAGAATAATAAAATATATAAAGATTGGGTTGCGCCTTTACAGGCATATTGGATGGTGGCATTCAACATGCGTAAACCTATGTCAACGTAAACCGACATTAATTTCCTAATCTTTTTTACTTTTAAATGGAGAATAATTATAAGCCGAATGCTCTGAGTTACGCACTCATCAAGGTTCTGTGAAAATCAGACGGACTAACAGACCGATAGAACTGTATTATCCCAATAAAGCCCTTATAAACAGGCACGAAAGGTATATATAAAAAGGTGGCTACAATGTAGAGAATAAATAAAAACCCCTTAAATGGGCAACCAAACAGATAATATATAAGTGATCAACAGCCACTCGTAAAGCTGTATATGAAAGTACGAGATAAAAATATTGAGTTAGTTGCTACTCTAAAAACACCTTCGCTACTGCTCATTGGCGTTGCAAACTCGGAAGCGAATCAGAGTATAAAAGAAAGCTATGCGTTCACTGCTAAAATATAAGTGTGATAATACACATCTTGGCATTTGTTATTCATGTAGCATTGTAAGTCCTACTTCTTTCCTACCGACATCTAGGATTATCTGTGACTCTCAGCATTAGAAATGAGAAGATGTTCGTTCCTCTCTGCGTTAATGAGAACCATTATTATGAGTAAAACTATCCACGGAGTTTTGCAAGAAATGGCAAATTGTCTTTTCTGATTTTTATAAATGGATTAATTAGTGAATAACTGGATGTGTACAGTCCAATATCAGCTAGTTAGTGCTTTATGCTGAACATTGGGGTATCGTCAAGCGGTAAGACATAGCACTTTGACTGCTAAATTCGTAGGTTCGAATCCTACTACCCCAGTTAGATTAAAAGGAAAACGAAAAAATAAAAGAAAGAGGAGTATGTATAATGGCAAGTAGATTATCTATTGAAAATGAAAGATTAAAAGTCGGTCAGGTAAAACGAGTAACATCGAATAATGGAAATAAAATTGATTCTATTACTCTTCTACTCAATGAATCTGTGGAAGTTTTATTTGCACCAAATGGAAACACATTGGAATTTACGGTATCAAATCCAAATATTGATATGAGCAATTTGGACTGTACTATTGATAAAGATACTTTAAGGGATTTAGTAATCAGTTTCAAAGACGCATATAACCAAATAATTGCAAACGAAAGTGAGGGTACAAATTCATGAAATTAGATCAGAAATTTAATGTAGAAAATGATATTGCAAGTGTAGATATTACGGTTACAAGTCTTGGCACTGCTGATTTGACAAGTGAGCAGGAAAAAGAATTACTTGCAAATTACAATAAGTATATCGAGTATAGCAAAATACAGTTCAAGGGAAATATCAAGCTTAATAATGGTGTTCCAGAAGTAACAACAGATCCAAAAGACGATTCTACTATTGTTGAATTGGAGATTACGGATATAACAAATGAGAGAAAACTTATCAATGAAGATTTGACATTTCATTTTGAAAGAGATGTAACAAAATATCCTGATACAGTATTAAATACTGTTCTTGATAAGAAGGAACTGTATGCACAGGCTCAGTGTGTATTATTTGCTACGAAAGTTAAGGAAGCTGTTACTGAGAAGTTGGCTGAAATTCGTGCATTGAATAATACTTTTGAAGGGACTACAGAATATACTCTGTAAAATAATGGGTGGCACTCTTCCACCCTAAATATGCTCGGTTAGTCAAGTGGTCAAAGACCTCCGACTTTCTATCGGATAACATGGGTTCGAATCCCATACCGAGTATTATGCGGTAAACCTGATGTAAAAACCTATTTTTTGGATGCATACGAAACTTAGGTGTGTAAGCTCAACACTTACTACCGCCCTATGCCCTTTGCGGTCTTCGGACTGGTACTGTTGTAACAATAGGATACGTCCTATGCAGTTTAGATGAAAGCTCGCCATTCGAGGATGGAATGAGAAAGGCGTTATCATTTTGGAATTTTTTCAAATATTAATTCTCTTAGTTTGAGTTGATATTTATCATAATGTGAATTCCAATTAAAATCTTTTGTATTATCTAAGATATCTTGTTTGAGATTTTCGAGTTGCTGTTTATCTGTTTTATGCTTCATTATTGGTGGTAACTCATTTATTTCATTCTCATAAAATAGTATAGTTGCAATAATGCAATGTTTATTTGGAAATAATGCGACTAATTCTTGTTTTGTGCCCAATACAATTTCTGCGATAGCCGCTACTCTATTGATAGTCATAGCTTTACGGAAAAGTTCATATGTTATTTCTGATTCCATTTCGGGAATTAGATAATATGTCCTATCTATGAGCAGATCCGAGATTTCTTTAGGTTTACAGAAATATTCTATAGAGAGAATTCTGTCTTTGTCCGATGTAATTGAATCTATATCGGATTGTTCTAAGACAATATATTTATCTTCTGCATATTTATATCCTTTTACTATATCTGAATTTGTTATTTCCTTGTTACAAGACGGACAGAATTTGATGTAACGTACTCTTTCTTTAGAGTCTTTGCAGAGTTGATTAAGCTCTATGGAATTGTTGTGTGATATTTTTAACATTTTTACTGGAATATATAAATCTTGAAATTGGATTACTGTTTTGTATGATGTGTTCATTGGCGTTCTCCTTAGATGTTTTGATTAGTGTGTGGAGAAATTTTAAAAATATTATCTGGATATAATTCAGTTTGGTAGAATGCATGATTTGGGATCATGATTCCGCAGGTTCAAGTCCTGTTATCCAGATTCAAGAAAGAGTCATTTCATGTGTTGAGATGGCTCTTTTGTTATATACACCTTTAGCTTAATTGGTAGAGCAACGATCTCCAAAATCGTCAGGTCTATGTTCAAATCGTAGAAGGTGTGCTAAGTGAAGTGAATTGCACTTTCAAAGTATTTTATAAAAAAAGAGAGGTACAAGCCTCTCTTTAAAAACTGAATAGTATCTATTTGCGCTCCCTTTACACCCAGTAAATGCAGTCCCAATGTGGCCGGTCGTGTTCGAATTAAACCACATGCTCCACCGCTTACACCTTGACACAAAAATTGTGCCAAGGCTTGCTTACCATACTACTTGTTTGAAAAAGTAGAGAATAATTATAAAGAAAAATATTTTTACAATTCCTCTAACCATTTCATCAAAGAATCCATTCTTTTGTAAAAATTTATAAATGGAATGTTTCTTTGTTTTTAAGTATGAAGCAATTCTTTTTACTGGGTGTTCCATAGAAGCCTCCATTCTTAAATACTATTCAGTTGTCAAGTTTCAATTTATGGGTTAAGTATACACTTTTCTCTACCAAAAATCAAGACAGAAAAGAGAATAAATATATAGCTAACTATGAGAGGATTGTTACTGTTTCGATTGCAGATAGTTGGAATTATGGAGTGAGAAGCTGAAGAAGTCATGAGCTTCAGTATAGTAGATACTCGCACTATTCTCTCACTCTATTTTAATTGGTTTTGCGAGTGGAAAGCGAGAAATGAATATATATGGGTAATTATAAAAGAAATGAAGAAAACAAAAAAGATAGTGATCAATGTGGAATTTATTCTATAACAAATAAATTGAATGGTAAAAGATATATAGGTCAAACCTACAATTTTAAATATAGATGGATGAGACATAGAAGTTATCTAAAGCACAATACTGAACACAATGCACATTTACAAAATGCATGGAATAAATATGGTGCAGAAAACTTTGAATTTGAAATTATTGAAAGATGTAAATTTGAACAGCTAGATGAACGAGAAATTTATTGGATAAACTATTATGATTCCAAAAATGCGGGATATAACTTTGCAGATGGTGGACTCGGATGTAAAGGTTATAAACACACTGATGAAGAAATTGCAAAAATGAGAATGATTCAAAATCCTGAACCAATTGTAATGCTTGATCTAAATGGTGAGTATATAAGAACTTTCGTCAGTGCAGGTGAAGCAGGTGATTTTTTAGGCAAAAAATCAACAAGTGGAATTAAAAGATGTTGTGAAAAGGATAAATATAAAAAGGCTTATGGATATATTTGGATCTATGAAAAAGATTATAAATCAGGAAACATAGATTGGAATTATTATTTATCTAAAAATAAAAATCTTCCTAAGCCAGTATTGCAATATGATTTGAACATGAATTTTATTCGTGAATATGAGTCTGCTAATGAAACAAGTAAGTTTGGGTTTGGAAGTTCTACCGTTGCTTCTGCGTGTAATGGACATTATGATACATATAAAGGATATATTTGGCTATGGAAAAATAGCCCTGAAATATATTATCAAAATAAACAAAAGAGAAAAGATAAGGTTCTAAAAGATAAAAAGGCAAAAGAACGTATTATTTTACAATATTCAAAGCAATTAGATTTTTTAAGGGAATGGACATATGATGAAATCCTAGAACACAATCTAAACTTATGTGCAATTCAAAATAATTGTTGTGGACAAACTAAATCATCGCAAGGATATATATGGAAATACAAAGAGAAAGTAGCATAAAATTGTTACTTTCTTTTTTATTGGATTAAAAAGGAAAGGAAGTGAAACAATGGCTAAAGTTTTAGAGCCAATTTCAGATGCTGAATTGAAGAAAATTACAGTTGTGAATTTGCGTAATGAATACAAAAAGCTTGCAAATTTCTATCAGCGTATTATGAACAATGAGCTAATATATTGTAGCCATTGTGGACAATGGAAAAGTGTAGCAACATTCTACTCTTCTAAAACAAGTCCTGATGGTATTGAACATTATGCTTGCAAGGAATGTATATTAAACGAATGTACTGACCATGACAAAAAAAATAATATACGAACTGATAATCGTGAGAAAACCATAGAAACATTTAGAAGACTTAATTGGTATTTTGATGAAAATGTTTATAATGAGCAGTTACAAAAACTCTCTGAACAAACAGGAGAAAAAATAAGAAGCACTGCTGTTCAACAGTGGATCGTAATTTGTAGAAGCCTAAATGATTATAGTCAAAAAACGTATAAAGATTCAATATTCTCGATAGACGATGAAGATTCAATGCCTGAAACAAATACGAAAATTGTTCAAAAAACTCTCAAGTCTGCTAAGAAACGTTTTGGAAATAACTATAATAATGAAGAACTTATGTATCTTGAGACGGAATACCAAGACTGGACGACACGTTATCCCTGTGAAAATAAATCTCAGGAACTTTTATTTAAACGAGTATGTTGTAAGGAACTTGAAATAGATAATGCTCAGAAAAATGGCAAGGATACAAAAGATTTAGATGCTACTTTACAGAATTTATTAGGAAGTTTAAATATTAAGCCTAATCAGAAAACTGCATCTGAATTAACTGATAATCTTACATTTGGGCAACTTATTGATAAATGGGAGCAGGAACAACCTATACCAGAGCCACAAGGAGAATTTAAAGATCCTGATAAAATTGGATTGCTGATTGATGTATTCTTCAAAGGGCACTTATCTAAGATGATGGGATTAAAGAATGCATTTTCTGCAACATATGAGAAATTCATTTCTAAATATACCGTTAAGAAACCTGAGTATGATGAAGATACTGATTCAGAAGCATTATTTGATAAGATATTTGGTCAAAAAGCTGATGAGGAGGTATAATTATGCCTCAAGTAAAAACTCAAACAGAGATAGAAAAAGACAAGCAACAAAAAATAATGGAAACTGTTGCTTGGAGAGCTGGGTATTATCGCAGCAATCCACATAGATATGTTATTGACGTGTTGGGACTATCTTTAAAATGGTTTCAACAAATTTTGTTATGGTGCATGATGCACTATAATTTCGTTATGTATTTGGCAGCGAGGGGACAAGGTAAGACATACCTAACTGCCCTCTTCTGTTGTGTAAGATGTATCTTATTTCCTGGAACAAAAATCGTTGTAAGTTCTGGAACTTTAAAACAGGCAAACGAAGTCTTGTTGAAAATTCAAGATGATTTCATGAAACAATCTTCCATATTACGTTCTGAAATAGAAAAATGTAATATTGGTCAAAATGACGCTTCTATTTATTTCAAAAATGGCTCATGGATAAAAACAAGGACAAGCTCGGAAAATAGCCGTTCAGCTCGTGCAAATTGCATAGTCGTGGATGAATTTCGCATGGTTGATGAAACAGTTATTAACACTGTATTGCGTAAATTCTTAACAAGTCCAAGACAGCCAAAATATTTGCAAAAGCCTGAATACGCACATATGCAAGAAAGAAATAAAGAAATATATATGTCCAGTGCGTACTTTAAAAGTTCATGGGCTTATAGAAAAGCACAAAGTTACACTCTTAATTTCTTTGATGATACAAAGAAATATTTCATATGCGGATTACCTTATCAGGTGTCAGTGCGTGAAGGATTGCTCTCTCGTTCTCAGCTTGAAGATGAAATGAGTGAGGCTGATTATAATGAACTTGTTCAACAAATGGAAATGGAATGTTTGTGGTTTGGAGATACAGACGGTAGTTTATTCAAGTTTGATGAATTAACGGCTCGTAGAAGACTTCGCAAGGCATTTCCACCATTGAGTTTCTGTAATGACAAAATAACAATTCCGAAATTAACAGCTGCTGGTAAAAGAATTTTATCTATTGACGTTGCACTTATGCAGTCTACAAAAAAGAAAAAAAATGATGCTTCTGCTATTTTTATCAATGACTTAATTCAAGTAAATGATACTGCTTATCAATCAAATTTCGTATATGGTGAAACTTTCGAAGGTTTGAAAACAGACGAATTAGGAATGATTGTTATGAAATATTTTTATGAGTATCAATGTACAGATTTAGTTTTAGATACAAACGGAATCGGCTTGGGGGTATATGATTTTATTACCAAGGATCAAATTTGTCAAGAAAACGGCAAAAGATATCAGGCAATGACTTGCATAAATGATAAAGATATGGCTGAACGATGCAAAGTTCGTGATGCTAATAAAGTTGTTTGGTCTGTAAAGGCTAATGCTAATTTCAACAATGAGATATGTGTGTTACTTAGAAATGGTATACAGAATGGAAAAATTAATTTCCTTATTTCTGAACAAGATGCGGATAGCTCATTAAAAGAAACATATAAAGGATACTTTAAAATGTCTCCAACAGAGCAAGCTAAATTGAAAATGTCATATATACAGACAACATTTGCAGTTTACGAATTGGTCAAATTGGATCATGAAGTTAAAAACGGAAATATCAAAGTCAAAGAAGTTGAAGGTATGAGGAAGGATAGATATTCATCTATTGCTTACTCTTACTGGTGTGCTTGTCAATTGGAATTAAAGTTGAAGCCTAAAACACAGGATACACAATCATTAGTCTCAAAGCTTACAATCCGTAAAGCAAAATACAATTAAGGAGGTGCATTATCAAATATGCCTAGACCTAAGAAAGTAGATGCAAATTCTAATGCACCTGCTAAAATAAATAATTCACAGAAGAAAACCACTTCTTCTACTCCAAAACAGCCAACCGCAAATGAAATGCGTGAATGGTATGAGAAAAATAAAAGTAAACTTGAACGTTACGAAGACGCAACAAGTGCAATTACGAGTCTTCGAGATATTCAGAAATCATCCAGATATACGTCAATCAGTAACTATTCAAAGGAAGATGTAAAATCATACATAAAGAATATCTCTTCTAATGAAAAGAATCTACGAAGCTTATCTCGTTATCTTTATTATCGTTCAGAAATCTATTATCGTCTTTGTAAATATTATGCAAATCAGATTGATCTTACAATTCGTAATATAGTTCCCCCATTTATAATCTTAGGCGAAAATAATGTGCAATCCACATTACAAAAGTATCAAGAAACAGTTGATATAGTTGACACTCTAGGATTGAATTATGAATTTCGTAAAGCTGCGTCTATCACTTTAAGAGAAGATGTATTTTATGGATGTGCTTATTATACAGAAGGACAAGGAATGTTTGTTCTTCCATTAGATCCAGATTATATGAAAATTGCAGGTATGTTTCCTGACGGTTCATTTGCAGGAGCTATGGATATGAGTTATTTCCGTAGTCATCAGGAACTTCTTGAATATTGGGGTGAACCATTCAATAGTATGTGGAATACATATCAGAGTACAAACGAAAAATATCAGTTAATCCCAGAAGAATACAATGTATGCATTAAATTTAGGTCTGAAGACTGGGAAACCATCGTTCCCGTGCTTACACCTATATTCTTATCATTGATTGACCTTATGGATGCTTCTGATTATCAAGCAGTTCAACAGGCAGCTAATATATATAAATTAGTATGGCTTGAAATGAAGACAATGGGTAATGATGTAGATGATTGGGCTGTGAATCCAGATATAATGATTCAGTATTTCAATCGTATGCTTGAAGAAGCATTACCACCATATATTTCCGCTGCTATTGTTCCTGGTGAATTACATGAGATAAGTTTCCCAGATGATGTAACAGGTGATGTTACAAAGGTTGAAAAAGCTACAAAAGAAATTCTCAATACGGCTGGTGGTGCTCAGATATTAAATCTAAACTCCGCTTCTAACTCTACTGCCTTTAAATATGGTGTACTTGCAGATTCTACATTTTCTATTTCAACTCTTATTCCACAGATCCAAGCTATTGTAAATCGACTTTTATCTAGTTGGATATCTGAACCCTGTAAAGTTAAATTCTTTGATGTCTCTATTTATCAGAAAGATGATTTTAGAAAATCAATCTTGGAATCATGCACTAATGGATTGCCAAACAAAATTCTTTATAACACATTGAATGGTGTGTCTGAAAAAGATACGTTATCTATGAACTTTTTGGAAGAAGACTGTTTGCAACTTAGTTCAAAATTCAAGCCACTATCTAGCACTTATACTCAGACAGGTAATGATAAAGGCGGTGGTCAAGAGAAGGATGATTCGGAACTTACAGATGCTGGACTTCGCACAAGAGACGAAAATTTAAACGATAAATAGGAGTTGATGGAATGAATCAAAAATTTATAATAACCCAAGATATCCCTACTGCTACTCTCCTATCTCAATTAGGATATCAACAGGTGCAAAATTCTAATGGTATTTATGTATTTTTGAATACTGATACTCTTCGGTTTTCAGAAAATATAGATATAAATAAATTAAAGTATACAAATATGCTTACATTTTAGTCGTCTTCCTTGGGCGACTTTTATTATGTCAGAAAGGAGGAAAAGACTAAGTAGATGTCAAAGGTTATTAAAAAGAAAATTTTAACTGAAGATGATTTACTAAAATTCTGTCAAGAGCAGAAATTTGCAAAATTCAGTTCTAAAGATACTGGCTATCAGTTGGCTTTAAAAGTGCCTACTACTTTTGAAATAGACGATACCGTAGACGAAAATCATCGTGGAATGATGCGTCTTAAATTCAGAATTTTTCATACAGGGCTTAACAGAAATAAGAGTTATGTATCAAAGGATGCTGCTGAGAAAGCAATGAATACTATTGCTGACAGACCTGTATTGGCTGCAATCCATCAGCTTGACGATGGCAGTTGGGATTTCGAAGGTCATGAGATGGAAATTGTTAAAGACGAAAAAGGTAAAGAAGAACTGAAATATATTGAATCTCAAGTTGGTTCTTTCTCATCTGAACCTGCATTTTGGGAACATGATGATAACTTAGATAAAGATTATGTATGTGCTTATGCTTATATAAGTGAAGAATACACAAAGGCTTGTGAAATTATTCGTGCAAAACAAGGTTCAAAAAATAGTTGCGAGCTTTTCATTGATGAACTCTCTTACAACGCCAAGGAGAGATATCTTGAATTAAATGATTTCTATGTAAACGCTTCGACTTTGTTGGGAAGTCATGATGATGGTACAGAAATTCAGGAAGGTATGGAAGGTTCTCGTGCTGATATTGCTGATTTCAGTGTAAATAACAATTCAGTTAAATTTGACAAAAATGAAAAATTGATTGAACTCTTAGAAAATCTTAATAAGACACTTTCTAATTTCAATAAAGAACAGACTCCTGTTCAAACACAATCAAAGGAAGGAGGAACAAATAACAAAATGACAAAATTTGAAGAGTTACTTGCCAAATATGATAAGACTGCTGAAGATGTAACATTCGACTATACAGAAATGTCAGATGAGGAACTTAAAGCAAAATTCGCTGAGATGTTCGATGATGACAATTCAGAAGGAGATAATTCAGGTAACGGAGAATCTGGTGAGCCTTCCAATGATGGAGAAGGTAATGGCGAAGGAGCTTCTGATCCAGATGGGAATGAAGGTGAAAGTCAGACTTTTGAAAAGATTGTTCGTACATATGAGATTTCTCATGAAGATACAAGATATGCACTCTATAATCTGTTAGCACCATATGAAGAGTCAGATAATGATTATTACTATATCTCAAATGTATTTGATTCTTATTTTGTATACGAGGGTTGGTGTACTGACAAAATTTACCGACAGAACTATACAAAAGATGGAGATAATGTTTCATTTGATGGTGAGCGTATAGAATTATTCCGTGAGCTTTTGACAGCAAGTGAGAAAGCTGAACTTGAATCCATGCGTTCTAATTACGCTGCCCTTAAGGAGTTTAAAGAGACAGCAGAAAAGAATGAACTTCATGCACAAAAAGAAGCTATTATCAATGCTGATAACTATTCTGTTCTTACAGAGAAAGATTCAGAAGGAAATTATGTAAATACTGACTTCGCTGAATTAGTAAAGACTATGGATAATTATTCCGTAGAAGACTTTGAAACAAAAGTAAAGGTTATGCATTCAGATTATATGTCTGCACATGCGAACTTCTCTTCTGTTGACACAAAGAAAAACACAAATTCGGTTAAGATACTTACAAATATGAATAAGAAATCAAAGCCTAAGAAAAACTACGGCAACTTATTTGATTAAAAAACTGAATATAACTTCATTTCATATAGAACGCTTTATGCGTTCTTTTTTATTACAAAAAAAAACAAAATTTAAGGAGGAAAACATAATGGCTATTAAATATGCTGCTACAAAATTTCCACAGATGGAAATTGGTAATTTACTTGCTCAGGATTATGGCGAGCACATTTTATCTGTAAAGATTACAGAAGATACACCTAATGGATATCATTTCAAACCAGGTAAGATGACTTCTCTTGATAATTGGGAGATGGAAGCTGCAACTGAAATTGATGCTTATATCGCAATGAAAGATGCGTCAGGAAGATACCTTGTTGTAATTAGAGATCCAAAGGGAGTTGGTGTTATCTATCAGAAACCTCTCAATAATGTCGAGAGTCCTCGTTCACTCGCACTTGCTTCTAATTTCTATAACGATCCAGCAGACGGTGCAGTTCGTGGATACATGCTTCATTCACAGGATCGTTATTGGCTTACAGAAGATAATTTTGATGGCTCACCTACAGTTGGAGCTGAAATCACAACGATTTCTAGTGGAAAATTAAAAATTGGTGCGTAATAGAAAGGAGGATATAGAATAATGATGAGATTTAGTACAGAACATTTAAGAAAAGTTTTTGAAGATGCTGATAAGTATGAAAATTTTAAGAAGCTTACATATAACTTAAATCACGGAATTGATATTTATGAGTACGATGATGACGGAAACCAGAGAAAGGTTTCTAAACATGAAGCAAATAAGGCAATCCGTAAAATTATTATGGAGGTATGCGACCTTACTGAAGAGGATCTTAGATCCAATAAGAGACGTGAAAGAGCCTTAGAGCTTCATCACACAGAAGTATATGAGTTACTTGAGTCTGATATTGATTTTAAGGTAGATACAGCATTCAAGGAATCTGAGTGGTTTAATGATTTTGTAGATATGAGAAATGTTAAACTTGGCGATGAGGAAGAGTTTTGGTCAAGAGAAAAGGTTATGCTTGCTGTTGCTGAAATTAGTGGTGACCACCATGATCTGACTTTACAGTACTTAAATGAAGGTACAGCACACAAGATTCATACTAAGAAGTATGGTGTAAAGATTGGTAAGGATATTGATCTTATTTTACTTGGACGTATTGATTTTACTGAGCTGACAGATAAGATTGCAGAAGCGTTTGTATATAAAGTTCAGGAACTTTGCTATACAGGAATTTATGGTGCTGCAACTAAGTTACCTAACAACTCTCAGTTTGTAAAAACAGGTGCTTTATCTGCTTCTACTAAGGACAAGTTTGATACACTTCTTGAGGATGTTGGAACTGCTAATAGTGCAGAAGTTGTTATTATGGGTACAAAGACTGCATTGAAGAAACTTAATGGTCTTACAGAAGTTGATTGGAGAAGTTTGTCTCAGAAAGAGGATGTTGCAAAGACTGGTCGCCTCGGTACATACGAAGGAACAGAACTTATTGAGATTCCTCAGAGATTTGCTTTCAATGATGTAACAAAGAGACTTATTGACGATAAGAGACTTCTTATCTTTGCAAAGAATCAGGAACAGTTCGTGTGGTTTACAGATAAGGGTGAAACTCAGATTTATGAGTCTGGTACTCAGAAGGGTGAACACGCTGATGACTTCCAGAAATATGAAGTTCAGAGAGAAATGGGTGTTGAGGTAGTATTACCACAGTACTTTGGTCAGTGGACTCTTGAATAGTAAATAAGGTTGAGTGGTTAGTTTATCTAGCCACTCTTTTTTATATTGGATAGAAAGGAAAAATAAATGGCATATACAAAAAAGACCACCACAAAAGCAATAGAAAATACTAATACTGATGTGGCTGAAAAGAAATCAGAAAAAAAGAAGTTTGAGCCAACAGAAATGATTCCATGTGTGTCTCTTACCGCAGGAGAATTATTTTATGTTGGACTTAAATCAGATACTTTATATACATTTGCAGATATTGATGACGTTCAGGAAATTGAATTTAGAGATTTGGATTATGCAGCAAGGAAGGGTGACAAGATGATGTTTAAACCTCGTTTTGTTGTACAGGATGCAGATTTTATCGCATTACATCCAGAACTTGATGATTTATATTCTACTCTTCACTCGACAAATGATTTAAGAGATATTTTAAAGATGACTCCTTCGCAAATGGAAAAAGCAATCTATTCTCTTCCAATTGGAGCACAGGAAGCATTAAAAACTATTGCAACAAGTATGGTTGATGACGGAACACTTGATTCTGTTAAGAGAATTCAGACGCTTGATTCTATTTTTGGAACAGAGTTACTTTTAAAATTGAATATGTAGTAAAGGAGGCTCACAATGACGCTTCCATATGAAACAATTTTTTCACGAACAAGAGGACGTATTTCAGATATGAAAGAACTTTCTCTTGACGAAAACGATCTTAATGAAACATGGACTGAACGCTTACACATGGTTGCAGGTGATGAACGAGTTATTAGGAAATTCGCTTCATTTAATATGGATGACGGAATGGAACAGATTGAATTTGAGATGCAATATCCTGTTAGCGATTTTGCAGATAAGGAATATGTTATAGGATTGTTCACTCTTGGAATGACAATAGAATGGTTAACACCACAGGTTGACTCTGCAAAATTTACTGCTAGAGCTTTAGGAACAAAAGAAGAAAAAAACATGCAGAATCCATATAAAGATATGCAAAGTAGATTGGATACACTACAGCATGAATTTAGTAGAAAACTTGCAAGTCATGGATATATTAATAACTCATATGTGCGAGGTGAATAACTATGAAATATATATATGGTTCGTTCACTAAAAGACAAATTAAAGAAGCTGCACATGCGATGCACAACGATGTCCATAAGTTATTACTTTATAAGGATAATCGAATAGAAGAAAAAATATTTGAGAATGATGAAGCTTTTCTTATATTTTTTCAGAATGTCATGTTTAAATTTAGTGGAACAAAAACTCTATTTAATAATAATGGAATTATGGTCACACTAATGACTACTTTGCAAGCCGCTTATGACGAAGTTACATCCGATGAGTTTGATTACATGACATTCCGTAGGGCTATTTTAGATAGTCACAATTACATTAAGCAGATGTTTGAAGGAGGTGTTGGTGATGCCAAGCTTACAGACAGCACGGCGAATCGCTAACGCCAAAACAAATAATGCGAAAACTTTAGGTCAAATTTATAAAGAAGAATCTGACTTTTTGATGGAAGAAACTTGGGATAACAGTATTGCTTCCAAGACTTGTTACATTTATGACTACTTTCATGATGACTTCTTCACAGATGAACATGGAATTACACGTTCACTTGCTGAAGGTATGACTTATGAAAATACTAATAAGACAAAGATAGATGCAAAGTTTATTATCAAATCTTATCAGTCAATGGACAAAGACCAAGTGGAATACTATCTTATGTTTCGTCCAAGTCAGCCTGTAAGATTCAATGAGGACGATGACCTTTATTATTATGAGACTGATTTTAGAAAACGCTATTCTGCGACATTTCCGATAGGACTTTTCGTGGACGTTCCAGATGATAGAGGAATTTATCATAAGTGGATTATCTGTCGTGATGAACCTGCAAATCAGTTTCCAAAGTATCTCATTTTACCAGTAAATTATGAACTTACATGGATTGAAAAGAATAATGATAAACGTATCAAGAGACGTATGTGGTGTTGTTTAAGACAGCAAAGTTCCTACACGATCGGCACTTACACCGACCGATATTTTACACATACTGATAATCAGGATAAGATATGGTTGCCAATGAACTCTATTACAGAGAAGTTTTGGTACACTTCTGAAGATTCTAAAAATATGCGAGTTGTAGTAAGTGCTTTAACAGAACATCCTACCGTATGGACAGTGACCAAGGTTGAAAATTCAATGCCAATTGGTATTCAAAAGCTTACTATATATACAGCATTTTGGAACGAGCATACTGATTATGTCAATCTTGAAACAGGCGAAATGTATGCAAACTATTTCGATTCAGAAATTGCTCCAACAGATCCATCTAATCCAACTACTCCCCCATCTTCTATCACAGCAAGAATTTCAGCATCCACTTCAACTATTAAAGTTGGTGGTTCTTATAAAAATCTCACAGTAAATCTATTTAATGATTCCAATGAAGATATTACAACTGAATATGCTGATGCAACCTTTACATGGACTTGCGCTATTGATAACGAAGACTGGACTGATAAAGTTACATGGCGAGCTGGTACAGAGTACAACCAAAAGAAAGTAAAGTTTCCCAACGACACTTCTACTATCAGCAAAATACTGTCGATTAAGTGTGAAATTGTTAAGGATGACTTGCCGATTAAATCTGAAATTTTGTCGTTGGAATTAACTGAATAGGAGGTGTTTTATGGCAGAAAAATTAGTTACAAAGAATGATTTGCTAAATAAGCTTCGTGCATATAAGAATACTCCTGATGATGAAAATATTCAGTATAAGAAAAAGATTGAAAAAGCACTTATGCTTAATCCATGTCTTTTATATGCACTTAATGAGAAGTCATTAGAATCTGAACTTTTTGACGATGATGGTAATATCAACTGGGAATGGAACGAAGATACAAAAGAGTATGAACCTCTTGGGGAATGGGATAGATATTTTGGTGGAACATCCAATATCCGTCCTTATTTGTTTATTCCTGACACTCAGACGGAGGTAAAACATTATATCTGTTACCAAGTATCTTTTGATGAAATGCCTCGCTATCAGGACACATTAAAGTATACAAATGTTACATTTACTATTTTTGTTCATGGTAATGACAGAAATGATAAATTAACTGGTATTCCAAGACACGATCTTATTGCTTCTATAATAAGAGAGCGATTTAATTGGTCGAATATATTTGGAATGCAAACACATCTTGTATCTTCTAAAGAGTCAACGACAGATAATAATTATATTGTTCGCACTCTTGTATTCCAAGTTGTTGACACTAATGGAATTCATAAAACAACAGATGGAAAGTCTTCTATTATGAATTACGGTATAAGGCGGTGATTATTTGGATGTATTAGAAACACTAGATAATCTTCAATCCGCTGCCGAAGAAGATATAAAAAAGAAACAAGAAAAAAGTCATCATCCAGAATACCATTTTGACAAACTCAAAATGTATTTTGGTGAGGATTATACAATAAATGGTATAACTATTTCAATTCCAACTATCGGTGGTATTTTAAATATTGGTGAAACTAATTTTTATAGAGCATTATCACCGTTCTTGAACAATTCTACTTCTATAAGAGTTCTTCTTTATGATGCTTTCAAAAAAGACTGGAATAAGACAAAAGATATTGAAGTGTTTTATATTTTATATCAATTGTTAAGAAATGCAAATAATGAAACTATATTTGAACCATTGAAATTAATTTTTAAAGAAAATGATTTTAATGATTTCCAATTAATTCATATGGAACGAAATAGAAATGGCGAAGAATGTAACACTCTTGCTTTATATAGTGAATTTCAAGATATATTACTTTTCGAAAATGAATATTTGGAAATAGCAGAGTATATTCGAACCATGATGAATGTTCATCCAAAGGTGGAAAAGGCAAAAGGTAAAACAACAAAACATTGGATATTACAAGAAGACAAGATGAAAGCGGCACAAGATAAAGATAAAGAAAATGATTCTACTCTCTTACCGCTTATATCTAGCTGTGTTAATCATCCAGGTTTTAAATATAAATTAGAAGAATTGAAAGAAGTAAATATATGTCAATTCATGGATTCTGTAAACAGAATTCAAAAATATGAACAGGGAACAGCTGCATTAAAAGGATTATATTCCGGCATGATTTCAGCTAAAGATATCCCTCAAGACTTAATCAATTTTATGGGCGAAATTTAATCGCTCATTTTTTATTGCATAAAAACAATTTCTAAAGGAGGAAAAAATAATGGCATTTAAATTAGGTGACGTAATCGTTGATAGATTACAGTTTGGTTATGGTGCAAAATCTAATGGTACACCACTGTATGCTTTAACGCAGCTTACAGAAGCTAATATTGATATTACAGCAGATTCAACAGATATTAACGATAAAGATGGTAACTTAGTATATCGTAAATATACTGGTAAAAAGGGCGAAGTAACTGCTACAAATGCATTCTTAAATCTTGCAGTTATTGAG